ATAGGCGTCCGGATCGATGCACGCCAGAACAGCGCTTTGCTCGCTGGGCGTTTGGTTCGGTTGCATGGCAGTTCCTTTCGAAGATTGGGGAGTCACCCAGGGCGAACCCGGGGCTTCTGGATCAGCGGGCGCCCAGGGTCACGAAGAACGAACGCGACAGGCCGTTCGCGCGGGTGATCACGCTGTTGAACCACGGCTTGCCGCCGATGCGCAGAACGAAGCGGAAGGCGGTGATGTCGTAGTCGAACCAGAGGTGGATGCTGATGTCCTGCTTCAGGCCGCCCTTGACCAGGGTCATGTACTTGCTCATGTCCGCGAACATGATGTCGCCAACGTCGCCCAGAGCGGAGGCCGCTTCCATGGGGATCACCGGGCGGCCCATCAGCGTGCCGTAGGGAGCGGCGGACAAGCCTCCGGGCGGCAGGTACACCGGGACGGCCGTTCCCGTTCCGGGGAACTGCATCTTCATCAACTGGGCCTCGTTGTCCTCGTTCATCAGCCACACGGCCCGGCGCTTGCTGCTCGCCGGCATGCGGGTGTACAGGTTCACGATGTTCTCGAAGCGCAGCGTGTCGGCGGCCTGGCCAGACTCGGCCGCCACCGTCAGCAAGCCCGCGCTGTTGAGGATGCCCAGCGGCTGGCCCACACCGCTGCCGCGGATGATGGCGGCGTTGACGGCATAGTCAATGTGCTCGGGCACCTTGGTGTTCAGCCACGAGGTCATCGCCGGAGCGTCGTCCAGCAGCTCGTCGGTCATTGGCACCAACGCGATGAGCTTGTTGGCCTTGACGGTGGACTCGGCCAGGCGCGGCTTGCTCTGCGTCTTCTGGCCGCCCTCGCTCTCCCAGTAGACGCGCAGGCCCGAACTGGTTTCCCAGGGGGCCGTCTCGTCGATCGGGAAGGTGATGGTGTTGCTGGACGTGGTCTGCTGGTCGGTCATGCTCAGCAGGGACTCCTCGCCGGCCACCTTCTTGATGATCGTGGCGCGGAAGTCGGGAGGCACCGCGAATCCGCCGTCTGCGCCCACACCCTCCTGGCCGTACGTGGTGGGCGCGTTGGCGATCAGTCGCGGGTCCGGGCTGGCGCCGCGGGCTGAGGCACGGAACACGGCCACGATGAACTCGCCCGGGCTGCGGAAACCCCATTTGCCGGTGTCGGTCGAGCGCGCGCTGGCGGCCACGCGCCGGGCCAGGGCCGGGCTTTGCTGGGTCGCCGCTGGCACATCGTCAGCGGCAGCCGCGGCAGCCACTTGCGTGGGCGTGAGGTCCGGGTTGGTCTGCCGGCCACCGCCACCAGCGGCACGGGCCGACATGTTCGCGGCGCGCTCGCGCACCTTGATCTCGGCGTCGACCTCCTCGAAGGCGGCGTAGATCTTGTCCAGTTCCTTCACCTCGTCGCCGTTCAGGGAGCGCTTCTCGCTCTCCGCGAACGCGATGATGTTCTTCGCCTGGCTGTCCAGTTCGGCCAGCCGGGCCTGCAGGTGTTCCATCTGGACACCTTCCGCGAAGATGCGCGGCATGGAACTGCCGGTGGGGCCGGCGTCGTGGGAGATGCAGCCCAGGCACATCGCAACGGCGGTGGCGGTCAGGGCCAGGTGGAGGTTCGTACGCATTGCCGATTCCTTTCGGTGGGTGTGGTTGGCGTCCGGCTGGCCGTTACGCTGTCCGGGGGCTGGCCCCCGCGCGCAATTGTTGCACGCGCATTGACATCCGCGCCACTTTGGCGTTGGCGGCCACTGACGTGGCGCGCAAGCTGGCCGGTGTGTTCTTGAACTTGTCCAGCAGCGCCATGGTCGCGGCCATCGCCGCGGGCTCCATCTCGGGCGTCTTCTCTTCGGTCTTGCTGGTGGCGAACCCGCGGCGCACCGCCTCGTCGGCCAGCATCCAGGTCTCGGCCCGCATGAGCTTGTCCAACTCCTTGCGGTCGCCCTTCGTGCGAGAAACGTAGGTGTCGAGGATGGTCTCGTGCACGCCGTCGAGGCTTTCGGCGCTCTTGCGCATGTCGTCGGCCGTTCCGTAGGCCATGCCCCAAGGCTCGTGGATCATCACCTGGCCGTTGGCCGCGATGCGGATCTCGTCGCCGGCCATCGCGATGACGCTGGCGATCGAGGCGGCAATGCCGTCGATGTGCACGATGCGCTCGCCGCGGTCCCACCGACGGATCTGGTTGTAGATCGCGATGCCGTCGAACACGCCGCCACCCGGGCTGTTGATGTAGATGTCCAGCGCCGTCACGTCTTTGAGCGTCGCCAGCGTGTCGGCGAAGGACTTGGCAGTGATGCCGCCGAACCATCCGTCACCGATCGCCTCGTAGACGTAGATCTCGCCGCGCTTGCCTTTGGTCTTCGCAAGGATTGTCATGGTGCCCTCACCGTCCGAATGAATTCGGCAGCAGCGTCGGCCGGGGCGCCCCCGGCAATGACCGCGCGCGCCGCACTGAAGAACTGCGCCCGGGCCGCTGACCCGGGCCAGCACGCATCGAGCATATCCAGCAGGTCGGCAGCCATGGCCGGCAGCGCCCGCACCGTGTCCGCCTGGGCCTGCGCCATCGCTTCATCGGCCGGCCTGCCGCCGCGGCGCAGGTCCGCCGCCCGGCTGTCACGCCGCGCCGCAACCCGGGCCAGCACGCTGCGTGTCCAGGCCTCGATCGTTGAGGTATCCCCGGCGGCCGGGTCTTCTGCATCAGCCGGATCCTCTCCATCGTCACCAGGTGTGGCGGCCGGCGCCGGCGCGGCCACCGCATAGTTTTTGCCCACGTCCTTGAGCGGGATCGCGGCGCCGTTGACGATGCGCAGATCGCCCTCCGGTCCGATGGTGTTCTCGCCCAGCTTGCGCAGGATGTCGTTGGCCGAGAACACGCCCATGCCGCGCGCGATCTGGAATGCCTCCATGCGGCTCTTGAAGTCTCCGTCCGTGGCCCAGTCCAGGTCCACGCACACGAATCGGCGCACGCCGCGCGCCGGGAACAGCTTGTAGTCGCACTCCTGCTCGGTCTCAACACGCCACGGCCTCAGCGTGTCGCGCACGAACTCGAGGCCCTGGTGCTCGATGTTGTTGTTCGTCGAGCGGGCCAGATGGCCGATCTTGTGCGGCGGCACGTGGAACCAGCGCGCTATCTCCTCGACGCTGTTCTGGGCGGCCTGGATCAGCTGCGCCTTCTCGGCATCGGTGGTCACCGCCTGCCAACTCATCCCGCCTTCCAGGATCGCGGTCCGAAAAGCATTGGCTGAACCGCGGTGGCGCTCCTCGAACTGCTTCTTGAGCCGGTCGTAGGTGTTGTCGTCCACCTTGCCGGTCGCGGTGAGCACACCGCCGAGCTGCGTGCTGTTGCCAAAGTACGCGGCGCTGAACTGGTCGATGGCGATGGCTTTGGCGATCGTCTGGACCGCGCGCGCCATGGCGTTGTCGCCCAGCAACCCATCCACCCCCGGACCGCGAATGTGCAGCACGTCGCGGGGATCCAGATCGACCCAGCCAGCGCGCAGGTCGTTGTGCACCCGGTAGAAGAGCCGGCCGGTGTCCATGTCACGCATCGGCTCAACGCGATCCGTGCGGATGGGCCACACCGCCGCCACCCGGCCGGCCAGGTCCCGCTCGATCTCGGCGTAGCCATTGCCCATCCCCACGGCGCCGATGAACAGCGCCCGCTTGGCGGCCTGGGCCGTCATCTCAGGGTTCCAGCGCGTGTTCAGCAGGTAGTGCGTCGCGTCGCCCGGCAGCAGGTACTCGTTGCCGTTGTCCCGCGCGCCGCCATACACGTCCCAGTTGCTGGCGGACATGGCGCCCGCGATGACGTCGATGCAGGCCCAGACAGCCGACACCATCAGCGCCACATCCGGTGTGACCCGCACGTCGGCATAGTTGCGCGTGAGCACCTGCAGCATGGTGCCGCGCTGCGGATCAGCGGGCTGCGACTGGAGGGCGGCCTGGGCGGATGCCGCAGCCGGCGCCCGCATCGCGCGCCACGCATTTCGAATCGCCGCGACAGGGTTCACAGCCATCTGATGTTCGGCTCCGGTGATGGCGCGATTGTGCCACCCAGGTCGAGGAAGCCCACGGCCATCGCGGTGGCCACCAGGCCGTCGATGCGGCCGTAGCTCTTGCGCTTCTGGAAAATGGAATTGTTCTTGCCGTCCGCCTCCAGCACTGCCGAGGCCGCGTTCCAGGTCAGGCAGGGGTTGCGCTCCACCCGGACCTTCTTGTCCACCACCTTCTTGCTGAGCACCTCGATTGACCGCGGCATCCACAGCACCGGCAGTTCATTGCCCTGGTCGTCCTTCTTGGGCTGCGGCTTGAAGTACCCCTGCGGGTGCGGCCGAAGTTCGATCTCGACGCCCAGCAGCTCCAGCTCTCGCTCCAGGTACTTGATGCGGTACGGGTCGAACGCGATCGCAGTCAGGGCCGGGATCAGTTGCTGCAGTTCCAGGATGCGCTCGGCCACCACCGAGTAGTCGATGCTGCGACCGGGCGTGGCGGTGAGGTAGGCAGCATCCCGCCACAGCTCGTACGGCGCCTTGTCCTTCCGGGCACGCTCGCGCAGCGTGTCGGCTGGCGTCCAGAACTCGACCCGCGCGATGAACTGGTCCGGCGTCTCGGCATGTCGGCCAGCCAGCGCCAGTGCGGTCAGATCAAGCGTGCCTGACAGGTCCAGCGCGCCCACCACCTCGTCGCACTGGGCCAGTTCCTCCAGGGCGTCCCACTCGTGTTCCACAGCCAGCCATGTCGGGCCGTCGATCCACGGGTTTTTCGCATCGACCCACTGGCAAAAGTTCAAGCGCCTCACCGTGCTCTGCTTGGAGGGCATGCCGATGGCCTCGCGCACCTGCTTGCGCAAGTACTCCAGCTGGATCGTCACGCCGAGCAAGGGATTCGCCTTGATCCAGCAGCCCTCGTCCACCAGCGGATCGTCGGCCTTGTCCAGCGCGCACACGTAGGCGAACCAGGTGTCGTCGTGCTCCAGGCCCTCGCTGACCCGGATGCTGTACTCGTGGTGGGCATAGCACACGCTCTGCTTGTCGAACCCGCTGTTCGTGATCTCGACCAGCAGCGGCTGGCGGCGGCCCTTCTGCCCGGCCGACAGCATGTCCACCACGTCGGCGTTCGGATGCTCGTGGAGCTCGTCGACCAAGCTGAAGTGCGGCCGCGGGCCCGACTTTCCGTCGCTGGCCGTGACGGCCCGGAAGAATGACCCGCGCTTGGCGTATGACAGGTTCGTGCACTTCGCGCCGCCGTGCTTCACCAACGCGGCCTTCAGGACCGGGCTCTGGTCGCGCATGGCCACCGCGTCCCTGAACATGATCAGCGCCTGGTCCAGGTTGGCCGCGGCGGCGTAGCACTCGGCGCCAGGTTCGTCGTCGGCCACCGTGCCGTACAGGCCCAGGCCAGCAGCGAAGGGGCTCTTCCCGTTTCCCTTGCCCTGCTCAATGTAGGCCGTGCGGAACCTGCGCATGCCGGTCTCGGCGCTCACCCACCCGAACAGGCTGCCAGCGATGAAGGCCTGGCTTGGCTGCAGCACGAACGGCCGGATCTCGGCCGTCGCGGCCTCGCCGACATTGAGCCGCAGCACGTCACGGAAGAACCCGATCACGCGCTCAACGCGGCCCAGGTCGAACCGATACCCGCGCGCCGGCGCCTCAACCAGGTCGGTCAGGTGGCGCCGGCACGCGGCGCGAACGTAGGGCCCGGCGACGATCCGCCCGGACACCACATCCTGGGCGTAGGCCGTGACCGGATCAGGTGAGGTAGGAGCCCGGCCCGCCGGAGGCGGCTTGCGGGGCTTTGCCCTGGCCTTGGCTGGTGTCCGGGGCTCGGTCGCCAATGCTGACATCGATGCGGCTCCGCGCTGATGGGGTCATGCCGAACTCGGCACCGAATTTCAGGCACAGCTCCATCGCCCGGTTGCGCGCGCCCAGCAGCACGGACTGGATGACGTTGCCATTGGTCGTGGTGGCCAGCAGGCCGGCCGCGGCCAGTTGCGCATCCACCGCTGCCCGCCCGACCTTGTCCTCGGGCGCCAGCAGGGCCTGCATCTCCTTCGCCCGGATCCGGTCCAGCTTGGCAGACGCCTTGAGTGCCTTGTCGCACTCGGCCCACGTCCCGTATGCCTGACAGTACCCTGCCAGCGCGGCCCGGTCGATCGTGGTGACGAGCCCGCACCGCTGCAGGTCGCCAAGCACACGGGCCCATTCGACCTTGGCAGCCGCGTTCAGGAACGCGGGGGGCATCAGCGCGTCGCCAGCCGGCGGCTTCGGCTCAGTCGCGTTGATCGGCCGTTTCCCCGGGTTCCCCTGCACCAGCTTCAAGGCTGTCGGCTTGGGCTTTCTTCCTCGTGTCGCCATAGATCCCCACCTGACCAGGATGTGCAGTTCAGTCCGCAGTGACCACACGAGCAGGTGTGCGTGATGGGCGCGTCACGCACACGTCACGCACATCCGACCCCGACCCCACATTCCGCGGACCTGTGGACAAGGA